GGGTTCGCCCCTTGCTTTTTCTTTCATTAAAAAGATTAAGATATGGAGAATCAAAGTATTTCAGGTTACGATCGCTTGGGTATAAGCATTGAACCTTTACAGGACGGAACAGTAAAAGTCACTCAATCAAGGCTGATAAATGGTTATATATTGAACCAAAAACAACTTATAGAACGAGGTAAAGAAGTATATCCGGATGCAAAGATTATCCCGGTTGTCTTCTCCTTGAATGTGGATGATATTACGATTGGCTGGATAGAGTCAAAGATGCAGGAGTTTGGAATAAAGAGAAACGATTTGATTAAGCAATTAGCTATCGACCGTTCCTCCTTAAGCCTCATTCTATCCGGAAAGCGTGAATTATCAAAACCTATGAGAGCAACTTTCTTTTATTACTTTTTGACGTATGAATTAAACAGAGATTTCAGAGAATACATCAACGAGCTATAATTTATTATGCGCTGCTTGATGACATTTTTTGCATAGACTCATGAGATTGTCATAATCATAAGCTAAAAAAATACGTTGCACTGGATCGTCCGTACTCATAAACGAAGTTAGGTGGTGGATGTCTTCGGCTGGAGTTGTTTTGTTTTCTTTTAAACACATTTCACAGAGTGGATTACACGCGAATTTCCAGACACGTAAACGACGCCAGCGATCGGAGTTATATATTTTTCTCCGTTCTACATCGTAATAATTATCACTCTTCTTCTGTTGTTTTTGAGGTTTGTAAATAGTCGGCATAAGGTATTTCTTTTAATAGTTTATTATCATTGATAGCTTGATATTCAATCATTCGGAAGCGGTAACAGAAATAGTCTATCAGCTCTTTATCTGTTGATAGACTAGAGGCCTTTTCATCTTGTGAGACAAAAACTATTGTATCTTGGAAAAGATCTTCTTTACTTTTAGAACAGTATAGTCCTTGACCATGACTGACGCACATAGTCCTCAAGCGATCATAATTGTGCGCAATCATGGTCATAACTTTAATGTTAACTTTTCCCCTTCTCGGTTTTCTCATTCTGTATTTTCCAGTTCCCTGATTCATCAATCAATTCATTGATACCTCGTTGCATTATACTACGAATAATAACTGATGAACTTGTTTTTGTTATTTCTGATAACTCGGCTAATAGCATAGCTGTACGCTCATCCAGGCGGACGGATAATCGTTTTTTATATTCCATATCATTTCCTCCATCTTTGTATCCTGGCTTTAACCGCTTGCATTAAAGCCTCCTGTTTATCTATCTTACCCGCCAATGCTTTCATCACATCCTCATCCATTGTACCTTTCGCGATTAAGTGATGAATGATGACGGGTTTGTTCTGCCCTTGACGATACAATCTCGCATTAGCCTGTAGATAGAGTTCGGAACTCCAAGGAAGACCAAACCAAACTACGATATGGCCTCCTGCTTGTAGATTCAATCCGTGTCCAGCTCCAGCAGGATGCGCTAACAATACCGGTATGCCACCTTCATTCCATGCCTTAATGTCCTCCGGGCCGCCAATCTCTTTTGGATGGTAGATTCTTAACTTCCTAAGTATCCGCGATACATCATGCCGGAAAGAGAAAAACACTAATACTGGCTGCCCGTTGGCGGACTCTACTATCTCTTCCAGAGCTTCCAGCTTTTCTGAATGGAGATCATGTACGTTACGATCCGAATCATATATGGCACCATTGGCAAATTGCAATAACTTATTAGACAACGCAGCGGCATTTACAGCTGATATATCTCCGTCTTCGTTCTCCAGTGCTAACACTTGCTCCTTTTCAAATTCAAGATATTGGTTCATCATATTCTCTGATAAATGTACTTCCACGGTCCGGTCAATCCGTTCTGGTAATTGCAAGTAGTCTTCTGCTTTCATACCTATACAAATATCACTAATCTGTTTGTATATAGCTTCTTCACTGCCACTATTTAACTTATAATCAAAAACAATCTGTCCGTTACTGCGCCCTGGACGGAAATACTTGCTACGATAAGATGTGATTGTTTTTCCAAGTCTTTCACCCAAATCCAACAAATAGAGCTGTGACCAGAGATCAATTAAACCATTAGGGGCTGGCGTCCCGGTCAAGCCTAAGACACGATTGGTCTTTGGTCGTACCAGCCGGAGAGCCCGGAATCTTGCAGACTTAGACGACTTGAAAGATGACAACTCATCAATAACGACCATATCAAATGGCCAATATCCTTGCAGATGGGATACAAGCCACACCACATTCTCCCGATTGATGACATAAATGTCCGCTGATGCTTTTAATGCCACCTTCCGTTGTTTCTCCGTACCCAGAATCTTACTAACGGTTAAACCTTTCAAGTGCTCCCATTTTGCAATTTCATCGCTCCAGGTAGACTCGGCCACTCGCTTAGGTGCAATAACAAGAACCTTACTAACTTCTAAATACTCGTCCATCAATTTTTTTATAGCCGTAAGAGTACTAATACTTTTCCCAAGTCCCATTTCCATCAGTAAAGCTCCGTATGGATGTTCAATGATATGTTGGACGGCTGTATGTTGATACTCATGTAGATTTGATTCATTCAGCATGATATTTCCTCCAAAAATTTATCTAACCCCTCCTGTGAATCAATCACCTCCGCTTTGAACCCCATTGCCCGCAGTTCTGCAATAGCTTTCTTTTGTAACTCTGTTGGCTTCTTGCCTGTAGTCTTTAATTCGGCAAAGGCTGTCTGACCTTCAGGCATCAGTACGATGCGATCCGGCATTCCACGATGATAGGGGGATGAGAATTTAAGTGCCAGGCCACCCAGCTTCTTAACTGACTCCCGTAATTTCTGTTCTATTAGTTTTTCATTCATAATTTCTGTTTTTTTTTGAGTAACCGAAGTAACCGTGTTACTGCCGTTTTCTATTAAAGCATAGCTATTAATTAGATTTATTAAATTAATCAATATTCATTACCATATATTTTAATAAAATCATAAATCTTTTAATAGAATTGAGTTACTCCGTTACTAATGGGTATAATATGTTTAATATCAAACATTTATGCAGTAACAGTAAGATAATTTATTACTGCTACTACAGTTACTAATTCTTTTAGCTAAATACATCTTCAGATTCATCAAACAATACCTTTTCAGCCCTCACCCAACCTCTCTGTTTTCCATAGGAGGTAGTTAGCCCGTTCTTTTTAATCCATCCTTTGATCTCTTTCATTATGGCACTTATACGATTCTTCTCAATTTGTCCGGGAGTCCCTTTTATCCCCAAGGCACTACATTCGTTCAAGATTTCGGCTATACACACCTTATCTCTTAAGATTACTCCTTCGGCCGATAACGCATCTTGCTGAAAGAAATAATCGTGCTTCTGCTGATTGTTTCTCTTAGACCAGTCAGAGGGTAATCTAGTATTTAAGAACTCTTCTATAATACCTTGCCATTCATCTACTTTCTTGTATTCTTCTTGAACGGCATGAAGCGCGTCTGATAGTTCAGCAGGTAGCAGTAATGGCATTCTTTTTCTGTAGTTCTGAATAGCTTCTGCCCAAAGCTGACCAACAATATCAGGCGTCAGATCTTCCCAAACATTATATTTGGGCTGAATCATACAGTTTTTAATAGGCCAGTAACGACGTTCCCCCGAACTATCGCGCAAAAACTGCTCCTCGTTCGTTGAAGCGAAGAAGATGCATTGTCTGGGACGATGTACATCATTCTTTCCGTAATGGGCATGAAAATCATCTGCTGTTTTTGATAAGAAGTTTTTTATCGCTTCTACTTCGGCTTTCTTGAATCCTACTAATTCACCGACCTCTATTATAAATTTTCCACGTAAATGTCGTGCCGCATCTTCCGGTTTATCCGGTGACGGCATGGAGTTACTGAACCATTTTTGACTGATAGCCATTTTTTCAATGATTGTAGATTTTCCGCATCCTTGCGTACCTACTAATACAACTATTTGGTCATATTTAGTACCAGGTTCGTAGGTCCTGTAAACGGCAGCCGTAAAAGCTATTCTTGTGATCAATCGATTCAGCTCCGTATCCTCCGCCCCTAAATAGTCTATAAACAGGGTGTCCAGTCGACGGACACCGTCCCAGGTGAGTCCATTAAAGTATTCTCTTACGGGATGAAAAGCATTTTCACGGCATACTACATCCAAAGCATCAGCAATTTTTTGTTTACCCTCCAGCCCCCAAGGTTCTTTTGATAAATACAGCCTAAGATTAGCCTCGTCATCATCGCGGATAAACATTTCTATATCTCCTTTCACTCTCCACGGTGGGAGGCGAAGCAGAGCCTTGCGATCATTGAACGTATCGTAAGCAAAACATCTTTTCAAGTTCGGATCATTCTTTAAAATGAGATCCACATTTTTAGGTGTAGCAAGATAATTACCTTTTCTATCTACATCCATTTCAGCGAGCCAGCCCGCATCTTCATCTCCGGTTATACCAGCAAAATCTTCTCCTGCTTCTAAAATCTTTTCTCTAGCAATAGTAGCCGCGATGGCCTTGTCCTTAGACGCAAACTCCTCCATCGCAATATAGGATGGGTATTTGGTTATATTGCGATTAGTACTCCTGTCTATGTCTTCATCCTTGTCACCGAATAGGTGTAAGCGCACCAAGTCGAACGCATTACAGAGCTTCCCGCTCGATGGATCCGTACCATGATGGGAATAGGCAAATTTGTCTTCATACACTACTAAACCAGCACCAGTAGAGCCATGAACGTATGTATAGCGATTATCTATTGCACAAGGCGTATAATCATCCGGCAAAAAGGTTTCTATCGCTTGGTGGATGTCGTAAGTACGGCAAAACGCACCGACAATACCGGGTTTCTCCAACGGATCACCCTGTTTCTTTATTTCTCGCCTTACACTGACATCTACACGACTAGATACAGGCCATTCGGAAGCATCCCGCCAATTTTTGTATGTATCCAAGATAGCGTCTACATCCAACCAAGCCCCATCCTGATACTGGAAAATATATTGTCCATCTTTCGACGTAGATGGCCAGTACATCAATCGCTCCGGTTCATATGTTGTATCATCAAACATATCAATACCGATAACACCGGCGATATACCGTCCGATAGCCTGATACTCGTCAGGACCAACCGGACGTCTGAATGGAATAACAAGACGAAGCCTTGGGGCATCCGGAGTATGTTTGTGCGTCGAATATACAGCAGCCGCACAAACAAACATCAAGCAGAAGTCTTCCCATAGATCACCAACTGCGAAGTCAATGTCAAGTGTTGCCATCGTGCGTTCTGCCACACTGCCTTTATTACGACGTCCGCCATTGACATAACCTCCTACAAAACCTCCTACGTCCTTTATTTCGTCTTGCCGAGACTTAGACACTTTTCGGAACTCGGCTATCGTCTCGGCTGTCCGTTGAGTCGTTTTTATTTTATTGAGAAATTGTTCCCATGACCATTCCCGGTTCTTCCAACACAGTTCTTTACGCCCGTTACCGATAGCGATAAATAAGGGACCATTGTTCTGTACTTTGATTTCTTTTTCTTCTGCCATAATTTAGCCTTTTCTCTTTTAATCAATATTACATCATAGATTCTATCGAATTCGGAAGGAATACCATTAATCATTCTCTACTTCTATTATTTTACGTCAGATGAAACAACAGGAAGAATATAACAACCGAAATAATTACTGCATAACAAAACAAGAACACATTTTTTATTTTGAGCGTCTTGAGTCGTAATTCAAGGTTATCTACTCTCTTACTAAGCCCTATACAATTCTTCTTCGTTATCCATTGGTCTTTCAATTCTCTGTCAAACATAGACATATTCTCGTCCATCCACGCTTTTATTTTGGGTTCCAGCCCGTCCAAAGCCTTATATATTTCATCATTATTACTATCATAACATCTGATAAATCCAATAGGAGCAGAGAAGTTCTTACTGTTCCGGTATTGGTTGAACTCAATCCTTACAGGAACTTCATTTTTTCTCTTGAATTTGGATTCTGCTGCTAAATTTATCTCTTCTTCCGTGGTATTAGCTTTCGCCACCAGTTCATCGTAATCATCTCTGTCAATCACGACGATGTTACTAATTTCTTTATTCATTTCTTTCTTGTTTTATTCTAATTGATTCGTACATACTTACCTGCGATATCGCAAGTTCTTAATATCTCCGCATTATCTTCACCGAAAGCGATTAAGATACTACCGCAACCGGGAGAATCTCCACGGGTTCCATCTGGACGGAAGAACCTAATCCGGTTGCGCAAAAACTTCATCGCTGTTGCCTTCTCGAATATTACGTTTTGAAACATCTTTGAATCGCAACGATTAAAAAGCAATGCTATGCCGTTACCATGCTCTGCCAACCGTTTAACAAATTTCTCAATAAGCGGACGGGAATAAGGAGGATTAAGCCAAACACGACCTTCCCATTTCCGAGATAATCCATCTATATTCTTGTCGTACATCACAACAGCCGTCCTCCACAATGGATTTAAAGGTGCACATGGGTCTAAATCAAACCTTCCTAACGCATTTATAATTTTTTTTGGTGTGTACCATTCATCAGTAGCAGAAGCCGTTCTTTCAAAGGTTGTATTCATTTCTTTCTTGTTATTAGTCAATTAATTCGGGATTATCATGAATATTACCAAGTACTTTAATTATTCGTTTTGATGAATTCCACCAACCGGGAGATACTTGATGCCAATAACCTGTGTCCATTTTTTCGTCCAGGTCTTCTATGTTGGCTAAACAAAAACAAGCATAATCATCTATATATCTCACCAATTTGGGGTATTTACCGTTTACGCTGATTATATCCCCTTCATAGATTTCGTTGCCGTTTTTGTCGAATAAGCCTGTGAATTGTCCCACAGTTGTAGTTTCTACCTTACTTCTATTAAACATTTCAGTAGCTTCGCATCCATATTGGGAAAGTTTCTTGCTGAAAATAGCCATTTCACCACTTTCGTACTGAATCAAGTCACCAAATATCCATTCGTTATTATATAAGATTTTACCTCTGAATTTTATTGTTCTCATATTCATTACTATTTTATTACGCAAATCCTTGATAATTCTTCAAGAACTTGCAAGGTTTTACTTGGTCTTATTCATTAAAAAACTTGGTCTTTTAACAAAAGCATATTTCTATATTTTTCACGTTAATCTTTCAAATAGTAATCTGTCAGATATCCATCACCTTTCAACGGTAAATCTTTTGCCCATGCTATTGGCTGTTTGAAAACTTCTTTCACAGCTTCTAGTGTTTGGCTACCATCTTTCCGGGCTTCAATAATAACTTCATCATGTACATGGAACACAATTGGGTATCCAGCTTTCTCCAGTCGAAGGATAGTCAAAGCAAGGCAGTCTCGGGCAATAGCTTGTACTATATTCTCCACCAATTTTCCTCCATACGTTTCTTGCTTTCCCCATTGTTTTGTCGTCTGACTTAATCCCTCATAGCAGATCGATTTAGACCCAAATCGGTTCTCTCCAATATATGGCCGCGGATATGATAGGCATCTACCGGAAGGTAACTGGATAAGTAAGGCTCCGAACTTCATACAGAAATAAATTCCATGTCCGATGGTGGTAGTTGTCTTGGTATCGATACAAACCGTGGCAGCTTCCTGCACTTTATCCCACAGGCTTACAATTGCGGGGTTAGCTTTACGCCAATGAGTAACAATTTCCTGCATTTCTGCTTCTGACAATCCCATCTTCTCCCCTCCCATAGTCTTCATTGCCCCGACTCCACCTTGATAACCGAGTGCCAACTCTGCGATTTTTCCTTTTTGTCTACGTGGATCTGTTTTGGTGATTTCTTCTACTGGGACATGAAACATCATAGAGGCAGAAGCTTCATATATTTTGCCATGTGTACGGAACACGTCAAGTCGCCATTGTTCACCAGCTAGCCATGCAATTACACGGGCCTCAATGGCGGAAAAGTCGCAGACTATAAAGGTATATCCCGGTTTTGCGATAAAAGCCGTACGGATAAGCTGCGATAGTGTATCAGGAACATTACCGTACATCATTTCAACCATATCCAAATCACCATCTTTAACCAATGTACGTGCGAAGTCGAGATCTTCGATGTGATTTTGTGGCAGATTCTGTACCTGGACCAAACGCCCAGCCCAACGTCCAGTTCTATTGGCACCATAGAATTGTAACAGACCGCGCACACGATCATCAATACAAGCCGCTTTCTCCATTGCCTCATATTTCTTAGTAGAAGTCTTGCCCATCTCCTGCCGAATACGAAGCATACGCTCTACCACATCACTGCCAGCCGCTTTTAACAGGTCGGGAATATCTTTTTTATTTAGAGTGGTCACTTCACTTCCCGTCTCTTTCTCTAGCCACTCCTTTAGTTGGGCCACACTGTTTGGATTAGCCAGTCCAGATAATTCTGCAGCCTCTGTATTAAGCCTACCTTTATATAGCGTATCCATCTGGATAGCATTTTTTACAAGGTTCATATCAACCAATACACCGCGATCATTAATACGTTGATCGATAACATACAATTCTTTCTCGGGATCAGGAATAAAGAAGCTTTTTGTCTTATTGCGTATTGCTTGTTCAACCTCCACGTCCCGGATACAATAACGTTTAAACATATCCCACTTGTCCGGTGCATGTTCCGGTAGATTGCGGGTTCTGCCACCATTGACCTTTGTAGGTTTACAAGGGCATGAGAAATACTTGATAAGAGCTTTACCCTCGGTCATCTTCTGGTCTTCGAGATTCAACACTTTACCAACTTGTGCGAGTGACAGGGGAAGCCCCAGCATAGCAGACCGCACCATAGTACATTCCCATTGTTCAATCGGCAAGTCAATACCGTAATATCTCCCAATACAAATACGTTCAAAACTGGCATTGAAAGCCGTCTTTAAAATGTTTGGATCAGTCAACGCCTGGAAGATACGTTCCGGTAAAGTTTCCCCCGACGCAAAATCGACAACCTGTACCGGTTTAACATCACAAGTATAGGCAAATAGCAGAATAGTAAAATCTTCTGATTCAGCGTATTTATACAATCCACATTTACTGATATCTACAGAACTATAGGTCTCTATATCAATACCTAATACTTTGATAGGATCCCGATCATATTCCGCAGCCTTGCCGTTCATTTTCACTGCAATCTCGTTACAAATTATAGAAAAACCATTCGTTAACTTTACATTGTATCGAATTACAGCAGGAGATAGTCCGATAAGTTCACTCCAAGTTTCAAACGTGTTTTGATAACTTGTTGCAATGGTGTTCAGTTGCTGGAACTCCTTTTCGGAGCATTCTATTTTTGCGTAGAACTCGCCTGTAAAGAAGTTATTCAGATACTTAGCAAGAATGAGGAAAGCGGCTGTTAGTTCTTCGCAGTCTTGATCCGAGGCATCTTGCCGATAGCGCCGGATTACTCCGGACGCTACTTTGGCAAGTTGTTCTTGAGGTATGAGATTAGAATAAACCATCACCGTCATCCCCTGTCGGGGCCTCAAATGGAACTTCTATATCAGCAAAATCACTTTCAGCTGTAGAACGTCCTCCCAGTGGTTCACCATCAGCAATTTTCATCAGGTTGTTGAGTCCGCAAGCAATCCCTTTATTACCATTCGTGTTGAAGGCATAGAAAGTAATGGAAGCATAACCATAGCAACCACTATAAAACTCGTCCTCATTTTCGATAGGTTTTCGCATAGCATTTACTACTCCAGGCTTAGTCTTACAGTTGGCATTCAGGAAGAAAGAACCAACATAAGCTTCATCATCTGGACGTTCAGCATCGCCATCACGCAAAGGATTCTTGTACACTGCCGGAATCTTACCGCCAAATTTACCGACACCTGCTTTAAGTGCGTTGTCAATAGCAGCTTTTATCGCTCCTACAGTCTTGGTATCACTTTTAGGAATAATGAGAGATACGGAGTATTTCTTTTCACCACCTTCCGAGATGGCGGCAGGTTCCCACACGTGTACATAACTCATTCTAACTTTACCTGTTACTACTTTGGTATTCAAATTTTCGTTCATAATCGTTTTACTTTTTTACGTTGTTTATTATTTTAAAAATTACTGATTGCCTGTCCGGACGCTTATGCGCCATACAAGTGTTTTTTAGGGAGCAATCGGCTGCGCCACCTTCTTTTTGAAACACGCATTCTTTGCATCCCGGATCATTGGTGCTACTGTAGGCTCTAGGTCTACGGGCTACGATTTTTGTACCCTGAACATTTGTTACATGATTCAATTTCAGGGAGGTTAATATTTCGATAAGTTTCACTTCTACACATTTTTAAAATCGTTCTCTACTGAATTCCACTCCTGGCGTTTGTCTGACTCGGGAGCTAATGTCGGTTTCCCTTGTGGCTTGATGATAAGATCTCCAAGCAGGGCTACAAATGCTTTTTTAGTCACCATCTTCTCCATTGCTGTGATGGTCTTTAACTTAGCTGGTTCATAGATAGCAGATTTTGCAAATCCATTCTCAATTAACCGGTCAGCTACCATCATCTCATCAGAATACTTGCGATTACTTCGACCCTCCACTAATTTGAATCCCGGGAACTTTTTACCATCAAGAGCAGCTTGCAAGGCATATTCTTCGACAGCCGTTACCCAATTTTTAATCAGGTCTACTTGTGATAGTATCTCGGAGATTTCTATATCAGACAGCAGAGAGGCATCTTCAAATTCATGTTTAGCGGTTTCCAAGTTCTTTTCTGCCAATGCACGGCATTGGGCTTTCGCACGGCAAAACTGACAGTGCTTACCTGGAACGAAACTACCGTCACCGGCATAAGCCATCTTAGCGCGTGGTGCCAGTTCATTCATTCCCCAAGTAGTGAGTTCCTCTACCGACATTTCCCACTCTGATATATTATCCAGTCGTGGTTGGTAGATAGTCATGCGTACTGTATGAATGGCATACATAAAACCAAACATGTCCAAAGCACCGAGCGCATAGAGCATCATTTGTTTGTTGTCAACGGCTGACACCTGCACGCCCTTTCCGTATTTAAGGTCTATAATCTCCAGAGTTCCATCAGCGAGGATAACAGCATCACCCGTGCCAAAGCCTTCCGGGACATAAGCAGTAAGGTCTATACGTTCCTCGATACGTAGTACTGCGTCCGACGTAGTTTTCTGGGCTGAATAAAACTTATCGAAGACAAAGGCGGCATAGTTATCCGCATGAGACAATAATTCATCCGAATAAAACCTATTTTCCTTTAATTTCGACAAGGCTCTAGTTTCTTCTTCAAGACTGGTCATCCCTATTGCAAATTTCAGTAGCACCTCTCCACATTCATGAGCCAACGAGCCCTCCAGCGCAAAGTCACCAGCTTTATCCTGAAATTGCATTTCAAGCCGGGCCGATGGTGTGCAAGCCAACCAGCGGCTTGCGGCAGATGGGGATAATACAGCGTGACTCATAAGGCATTTACTTTATCGATGAATGCCTGACGTTGCTCTTGGTTGAGATCTGGCACACGTTTCACCCCGAATTCATCCAGTATAGCGAATACGGCTTCTTTGCCTTTAGTTTTAGATACAGGCCCAACAATCTTTCGGAGCATTTCGTCTGTAATCTCATCTGACTTTTTCTCTTGTACTGCAGATGCAGCCTGTTGTGATGGAGTTTCTGGAACGGACGCAGAGGGATGCTCCGGTTCCGGATTAACCTCTTCCTTCGCTACCAGCTCTTTTGCTTCGAGCATGGGGATAGCTGGAGATGCTACGGTAGGTTTCAGTACTTCGGCAGGCTTTATCACTCCTGCCAGTGTTGATACTGCACCTACTAAAGCTGGTGTAGCATCGAATTTCACGTTTACATTTACATTAAAGTCCATAATCTTTTTTTTTATTTTTAAAGTAATATTCCTTTGTTTGTTAACTCAATGCGAGATTTAAACTCTCTAATCCGCCGAAAATGGTCGAAGGCTGATTTCAAATGAATTACTGCATCTACTTTAGCATAAAGATCTCCTGAAAAATCATATAGATTTTTACGAGTAATGGTTACTTCTTCGTCTGCATTTCCAAGATTGCCTTCTCCATCCATGAATTCAAAAATGAAAGAATGATGAATGCTTTTTAAAATCTCGTTTACGATGAAATCACCTTGATTCGCATAAAGTTCTTTGATCTCATCATACACAGCTTGTTCTTCTTTCTGCAGATCAGACATAGAGTATGACATCTGGGTATAAAGGTTGGGATAACAATTACCAGCTTTCATTACTTCTTTTTTATTAATCAAGGCGTTTAATTCTTCCTGTTTTTTTTTGTCGTCCATATCGTTTATATTTTAATAAATTCTTGAATCATAATATTTTTGATTGGCGATGTATTCTTTTACTACATCTTCTTTAGAGGCACGACAACCCAAGCTGTCGTGTATGTACTGATACTTCTCTGCACTCATACCGGATAATACATCATCATTGTACTCCGTTCTTCCGGCATAGATACAACCCGCTATGGCCACTATCGCTACAACTACTGTTAGCAAGTGCTTGCTGATCCTATTCATACTCGAGTGTAGTTTTGGGGCATAGCATAACGCAACACATCAGAGCCTTTACATTCCCACCGGCCGTTCTTTTTATCAGTGGTCTTTACGAAAGCAATTTTCTTTTCAGAAGCTAATCTTTCCAGCCTTCTTCTCCCACCAACTAAGGTCGAGGCTTGATTTTTACTGAATGTTACACCTTCAGCAGCCATCATAATTTCTTGTAATCTATCCATAGCTTTATTTTGATTTGGCGTATTCTGAAACAATTGCGTATATTTTCTCCAGATGCCCTTTCCGTTCAGCTACTTCCAACCAGGTCTCGGACTTCCTTATTTTCTTACAGCGAGTCAAGGCAACACCGTAGTTGTAGTACAGTTTTTTATAGATGTTATCCCAAAGTGTCCGGTGAGCCATTTGAGTTGCTTTTTGGTAGGCATTCACAATAGCGAGTATTTTTTTACGTAAACTCATTCCCGGCAATATTTCTTCGGAGACTGGTACATAATCCAATTCAAACTCTGCCTGCTCCCTTTCTTCTATAATTTTATTAAAGCCGAGTTCTACCTTTGCAATACGCTTTTCATGTTCCACTCCGAGTTGCGCCATTTGCAGAATTATTTCAGCAGAAGACATCGGTCTTTGTTGTTCCTGCAGTTTTTCCTTTTCCAGTTGTTCCCAGCGGAGAACTAACTTTGCCCTAGCTTCATCGTTAAACTTCGTAGCGATGTATAGACATTCGATTTTTGTAAGTTCGTAACAAGGCCTCATCTCGCCCTTTTTATCGGCATATTCAACCAGCTTAAATCTAAGCCCGTTAATTTTTACCCATGCCGGTTCCATCGAACGGATGGCCGCCATAACATTCTTGTGTTCTCTACCTGTAAGTTCAGCGATTTCAATTGAACTCATCGTTTCTTTGATAATTGATAAATCTTTCATAACTTTGTCTCGTTAATTTTTTAAATTGATAAATCAAATCCCTATTGGCGTCCCTGTAAAGTCTGCCTTTGGGGATTTTACTTTCTTCTTGTTTTCTCTAGCTTTTTCACCTCAATAGTGATTTCTGATTTGATGTAGTTGATAGAGCATTTGTATTTACGGTCTCTATATTCCGGATTAAGATTAGGTATCCGGTAACATAAAGTCGCTACGCTCACGCAATGTCTTCCATCACGACATTTCAGAGTCGTTTTACTTCCGACAGGCAGTCGGATAAGTTCTTCTGATGTGTAAATTTGTTCCTCCATAATTTTAATTCGTTCTTTTTGTTGTAAAACATTGGATATTAAAATGGAAGTATCTATATTTGCAAATGACTAATAAGCATTAATATAGAATTACGGCGCGCTTCGTGACAGCC